CTTGAACAGATTATGGTTTTATTCAATCCAACACTAAACATCAGAACAACTAATAATCCTTTTGACTGGACATCACTAAGTTATGTTGAAATGACTAATACAACATGGAGTAGTAGAAGTGTTGGAAGTACTATTGATGATATGATTGATGTTGCTACATTAACATTTAGAATGCCAATACTTATAACACCACCAGCAAAAGTAAAACAACAAAAACTTATCTATAATATAATTAGTGAACTATATAGTTTAGATGATGAAAACTTAGATTCATTTAAACGTAAAGATTCATTTGACAAAACAACATTACAGTACACTATTGTTACATTTGAAGATAGAAAGTTAAAATTCGACAATAACAATGCAAGTTTGCTTAATAAAAATGGTTCAAAACTAAATGACAGTGGTAACACATTAGACTGGAGTGAAGAACTCAGACCTTTTGGAGAATTACGAGAAGGTATAAGTCAAATTAGACTACGCAAGTCTAGTGACCCAAGTGATAAAGCAAATGATATTATTGGTAGGATTGAATTCGATCCAAATGATGTAAACTTATTAAAAGTTACTGTTGATACTGCTACTTTGCCAACAAATACACTTTCAAACATTGATGGAATTTTAAATCCAAGTGCATCTTTTCCAGGAGATGGTAATGTACCAGCGGCGGCATTAGGTCAACGTTATCTTATTACTAATGCTACACCAATTAACACAAACTGGACAAACGTAGTGGCAAACAAAAACGATATTGTAGAATATAACGGTACTGCATGGGTTGTATCCTTTGACAGTCAAAACAATAACAATCAACAGTATGTCCTAAACAATGCAACCTTAGATCAATTTGAATGGAATGGCACAGAATGGTTTAACGCATTTGAAGGAATATACAAACCAGGATTTTGGCGACTATACCTATAATGATAAAAGCAAGTGGATGTCTATTTTTATCGGTGGACACCGGGCGTGTATTGCTCCAACAACGGAGCGGTAGCGTAAACCACCCACGAACCTGGGCGTTTTTTGGCGGCAAGGCTGAAAAGTATGAGCGACCTATACAAACATTACTACGTGAATGTGAAGAAGAGCTAGGCGTACTGCCTGATATCAATAAAGTATTTCCACTTAACCAATTTATAAGCCCAGATAAAAAGTTTGAATACAATACTTTTGTAATAGCAGTATTTGAAGAATTTATTCCTATGTTGAATAATGAAAGTGAAGGTTATGCTTGGGTAAGAATAGGTAATTGGCCACGTCCATTACACCCTGGTGTAAAGGCACAGTTATATAATAGAGAACTAATTAAGAAAGTAAAAACCATCCTTGATACTTGTACAAAGGATGGTCCTAATTGGTTAGATGATTTTTACAGTGATTAAGTAATCTTTTTCTTCATGCTTTCTACAAACATTTCCCTTAACCATTCAAAATCATTAATTTTATTTAATGCGTCTATGTTATCTTTATTTTCTTGACCATAGGCTTTGCCTTCTAATGCACCCTTAATACAATACCGTCCGAAACGTTCGCCATTATCAATAGTACACCATGCTTCTAAACGTGCATCTGTTTCTGCTTGTTTTTGGTTAGGGTTAACACTTGATGCTAACTTAACACACTCTCTAAATGCACTACGCCATGTACGATAAGGGTCTTTATTAAATCTTGTTATGTTTGATATATCTGCTACTGGTTGATAAAAACTTACACCAGTAGTAAAGTCAGGAAGAACGTGTCCCATCTCCATTAACTGTTTTTTAGGAAATAATTTCACTGCACCATATCCATATTCTAGGTCATTGATTGGATTACGAGCTGACCATACGTATGTGGTGTTACTTCTTTTACTCATTGGTGGTATATAATCAAATTTAAAATCGTCCATGATGTCTGCGTCTGCATCAACAATATAAACCATTTCACTTTTTGCCATTTCACCCACTTTTTTATGTGCATTAGCAATTCCTTCAACATTTTTAACATGTTGAACTTCAGGAAAGTCTGCCTTTAGTTTTGCAAAGTTTCTATCTGCTTCAGCTTCATGGAAACTAATCATAAAAATGTCAAAATCTGCGTCATGATGTGATCCATGAATTTTATTTTTTACTACACCATAACTAAATCCACTTGTTGGTACAAGTTTGATATCTCCCCAACGTACTGCTCTTTTGCTTCTACGTCCTACTCTGGGAAATGCGTGTATTAAGTTTTTACCTAAATCTGATGGTCTATAATGCCACGGAAAGTTTGATGTTATATTTGCGCCTTCTGTATGAATCCATACCATAGGTGCTTCATCCTTATATTCGAATGCTATCGTTAATAGTTCGGATTCATCAGTAACATTATGTTCTGTTGTACACACTGGATAACTATCAAAAATATACTTTTTAAGTCTATCAAATGGTGTAATTACACTCTGTCCTTTGAAGCCCAATAAATCTGTTTTTGTTAAATTAGTGTTTCCAATCATTAGTGTCTTCCAATTTGTAATTTTTTGTTCCAATATGAGCAATCATTTGGCTTGCTTCATTGTCAATAAGAATATCGTATCCTTTGTCTTTAAGTTTTTTGCAAAAGTATATATCTTCGCCTACTAAATTTGTATAATCTTCATTCCATTCTACGCAGAAGTAAGGTGATTCTATTTCTTTAAATACATTTGTATTTACTAACATACAACCTAACCCTACTGCAAAAACATTGCCGATTCCTGTTTTATTATAAAGCCTATCCTCTAAATCTCCTTCACTTGTAAAAGCAACGGGATATAATGGTTCAACTCTTGTACTATAATTACATGCTACAATATCTTTTCCATGCGTAAGTAATCTTGTTAGTATATCTGCAGGAAATTTCATATCTGAATCTAACCATAATATATGTGTTGGGTTAGTTTCAAGAGCTTCTATAACTAATTGTTGTCTTTGCATTGCGACTTCGCTTCCAATGTTATAATGCAGGCTGATCTTTAGATTAGTCTCGCCACACTTTTTCATGAGCATAGCAAGACTATAACTAAAGCCCGCCGTTACATTATCACGCACAGGAACGCAAATTGCAACACGGACATTTTTATCTATTTTATGATAAAAGTTGGGTACGTCTACCAAGTTAGTCTTCGAGGATATCTGTACCAAGTTCTGCTTCGATTTCTCTCACAGATTCGTTTAGGGACTTAGCAAGTGCTACCGCACTCTTTACACATGCCTCAAATGCCTCATCTTTAAGACTTGCCATGTACTGCATATGTTCAGGTTGTACTTTACCAATAGTAAGTATGTCAATAGCCGCCATACGAGCTAATCTATCTACCCAATATTGTTCTTCTGTTTCTTCAATGTTAGCAATCAAAGCATCTACGTCATTGTCTTTTGCAAAGTCATCATAAATTGCTTGAATTACTGGTAGGTCTGGATGGTTTCCGGCTGTTGCAGATTCCAATTCCAGTTTTATCGCTTGTGCTTTCCTCTCCATAGTACTATGGGAGCCTAGCATGAATGTTTCTATTTCGAAACGTGTACGAATACTCATATTCTTTTTCTCCTGTGATGATAATGTATGTATTATACATGAAATATAGGTGTTGTCAATAAAAATATTAACAACACCTATTTATATGTTGAATTATGGGCTAGATCCTGTAGAGTTAGGATTCTGCCATCCACCAAATGTTGCACTAAGCGAAATGCTAGTTGTAACTGAAGGTGAGATATAGTTACCTAAGTCTAGTAGTGAAGTCGTCCCTGATAATCCGAAATAATCTCTAACTGTGCCGATCGAGATTGTAGCACCTGTTGCTGGTAATGCCATTTCTAACTCCTATATTGTATACTTATTATTTATGCACCTTGGGTTCTATTCTCTATGTAACAATCTTAAAACCGCTAACTTCAATTTCATCATTTTCGTCTAACAAACCAATGTTAAATGTAACATCAGTTCCACTTACTGAAAATTCATCTGGTCTTAATAGCTGTCTGTTTAAGAAAATATTAAACTGCTTTGCATTAGTTAAATCACTAAATGTAATTGTTACTGTTGCTGATGCGTTTGTTGTTGCGTCAGTGTTAGTTACTACATACACTGAGCCATGGAAACTTGTGAAGTCACTTGAAGACAATCCATCACCGGCTCCTGCTTGTGTTGCTAGAGCAATCCAGTTGCCACCATGTGCATAATAAGCAAGGCCTGTTGCATGTACATGAGCAAACATACCATGATATGTTGTCGCATTTGGCAAATCAACTAGGTTATCATACTTGTTAGCAAATAATACTTTATTGCCTGCCAGGTCTAAATCTGCACCTTCTATTTCTGTTCTTGCTCTAGTATTTGTATAATATAAGTTTGTTGAACCTTCAGCTAGTGCATCAGTATTTGATAATGCTCCGCCAGTTACTGCTCCTGTAACATACGCCTGTGTTGCTAGTGTGCCATCTTCGTCGGGTAAAATAATATCTCTATCTGCTGTAACTGATGTGGCTTGAAGTTTTGCTTCAAAGTCATCAGGTACTGTGCCTTCAAAGATTAACTTTGTGCCTTGTTTAATCCAAATATGTTGATCAGGATAAAATACAATATCCGAACCCGCGGCACTAGTAATCTTTGTATCATTACCAGTATCTAAATCAATTAGTGTATGATTCCCATGTTTAAAAGCCATACTATTTCCCCTTTAAAATATTTATCTCTTCTTGTTGTGCGTCAACCTTAGCACTTAATTCTTTAACTGCTTCAATAAGGAGAGCTGTAAGTCTATCATACTTCACTGCTTTTGTACCATCTTCTCTATCAGTAACGATTTCAGGTAAAACTTTTTCCACTTCCTGTGCAATTACACCTACATCTTCTTTTTCTACGTAAGAATGTTTTTCAATATATTCATCTTTCCAGTCGTAATGTACACCTCTTATTTTATTAACTTTATCTAATGCATTTTCAATGTTAACAATGTTTTCTTTTAAATTAATATCCGAACTGTAATACGCTGTAACATCACCAGTTGCATATATATCTCCAGATACATGTAACTTAGCGGCCGCTCCTGTATTTCCTATACCAACATTACCATTTGATTCAACACAGATCCTATGCGTAGTAGTAACATCATCATAAGCCATGTAAAACTTGCCATCACCTACACCCATGGAATATCTAGTGTCAGTACTTCCTGCACCATCGCCCCTAAGATGTAGAACAGCATAGCCACCGTCGCCATCAATAGCAACTTCTGTATTTCCATACGTAGAGGATGACCAATTAGCATCTGCTGGTGTAGATGTTCCAAAACCTACATGACCATCACCCGTAAGAACTATTTGATTTGTATTTCTGTCACCATCGGTTCTTATTTTTAATAACTGGCCATCGTTAGTATAAGTAGGATTAGCTTGAATTATACTTGTTGTAGCACCTGACTGATCATACGAAAATTCTAAACCAAGAGAAGCTCCACTACCGCCCACTCGTAAAGTGCCATCTTGTGTATTTGACCTAACATGCAAAGTAGATAGTGGACTTTCAGTTCCAATACCAACATTACCACCGCTTGCAATGGATAATCTATTGTTTCCACCTGTTGATAACTCTATATTATTAGCATCTACTACAAATTGTTTGTACGCACTATTATCTCTATCGTATGAAATTAAATACGCACCTTCGCCTTGAGTTCTGCCACTAGTTACATAATGTACTTCTAAACCTTTACCTGCACTAGGACTAGATGCGGCACCACTATTGTAAATTCTAGTGTATCCTGTATCTAACGTAGTTTGAGGAGATGTTGTACCAATACCTACATTACCACTACCGTCTGCTAAAACTACTGTACCAGTAGCATCAGGTAAGGTAATTGTTCTGTCTGTTGTTGGATCTGCTACTGTAAGAGTTGTCTCAGCAGTATCGTTTGTGGCTCCTTCAAACTTCAATGTCATATCTTCAGTAAGAAGTATTCCATTTTCATTCATTCTTGTTATAATTTTATTTGAACCGTT